GCGTCAGCTCCCGCAAGGCCGCCAACGGCATCTGCTACGCAATTGCGGTAGAATTGAACTTCATCGTGGTTTCTGATTTCTTTTTTGATGTGGTCGAGGATATAGGACTTGCCGAAAAGTTCCAGCAAATCCAGACGAATGGTCGAGACCATCCGTTTATACCCTTCCACGCCGATCACATCAAGGATCTCAAAAAAGCCATGAAATCGTCATCGGACAGCGCGCGGGACATCGCTGCAACGAGCTTTCTGGTGGGCGGAAGCTCTTCGCCCTTATCCAGCACCACAAAGAGCGGCAGGACCTTTTCGGTCATGTCTGCGTGCTCTTCGTAGATCATGCGCATCATTTCTTCCGCATTTTTCGCGCCCTGTTCTGCAATCTTCTTGGCCTTCTCCTCCGGGGTTTCTTTGCCAGTCAGCGGCGCAAGCTGAGTTGCCGCCGCCACCGCGCCCGTGTCAACGAGGCACTGCTTGTATGCCTTTGCCAGCTTATAAGTTTTTGCAAGGTACTCCTTGCCTTCCAGATCAATGATTTCCTTCATGTCTTTCCTCCTTATATCAGGACGCGGCCTTTGTGATAGAGTAGAACTCCATCGGGGCCTGTTCGGGGTTCTCGAGGTCTGCAAAAGCGGTCAGCGTGATCTGCATCGAGCCGCCGCCGCGATGCTCAGATTTCAAACTCAGGCCGCCGGTGGACATGGCATTATAGAGCTTGACTGCGATAAAGCCGCCGCCGATCATGGGGCCGACCCACCAAATGGGCTTGAAATCCGTCAAAGCGGTTTTCAGGCGTGCAACCACGTGGGTGGAGTCTTCCGGGTCGATGTCCGCAGTGCCAATAGCGAGCTGGATGCTCTTAGGGTCTGCGTTGGGAGTCGTGTAAGAAATGGTTGCGGTGGTTCCGGTGACTTCCACGCCCTGCTTTGTATTGGTGGGGGCGTTGTCGATTTCGGAAAGAGTATCCTCGGTGGAGTTCTGATAGGTGATAGTCACGCCGCCCTGTGTGGCGTGGATGACGTTTGTTTCATCGATTTTCGGGGTCTCAAGCGAGAAATCGGACAAAATGTTGCCCGAGCCCTTGGGGATGCTCTTGAAAGCCTCTGCTGTCAAAACGTTGACGTTAAACTTCTTTGCTAAAGTTTCAGCCATATTGCTCCTTTACTCACGGTATAAGTCGTGTAAGTTCAAAAATAAGGTATTCGCACAGATACCCTTCAGGCGTGTTGTTGAGTGGCTGTGCCCAATCTTTATCGTCTTTGTCCAAAAGAATAGCGCCGCCCTCGCATTTGATGGTCAAACCACCTCTTGGGAGGGCTGCGCTGATCGTATCCTCGGTTTGCAGGATGGGGGCCCTGCCGCCCTTGCTGGGGTACCACAGCCGGGCGTGGAAGGATGACGTTTCGTTCCACCCGCCGGGAATGGTGGGCTTGTAGGTCAGATAGGGCAGTGAAGCGGCAGGAGGAATGTTATCTTCCAGATAACCCGGGATGCCAAAGCCGTTGAAAAAAGCGTTCAGCGCCCGGTTGATGCTCTCAGACGGTCCCATCAAGGCAGCACCGCCTTTTTGCACTTGACGGCCCGCAGCCCCATGCCGGATTCCGGCGGGGCTTTGGTTTCGTCTGCTGCGCTGGTGATCTGGAAGGTCTGCCCGCCGTCCACCCGCTTGATGTAGTCCGGGAAGGCCAGCGGCACACCGGTGTTGACCAGCAAGGTATAGGTGGATGCTGTGTCAGCCTGCTCTGCCACCTGAGCTTCCACGGTGGTGTCGTGGCGCTCCACGGCCTCAAACTCGGGGCCATCCGTCCAGCCGGACACAAAGCCGCCCACGCCGTCCGGCTCATAGCTGCGGGTCTGAAAACGGTATTTTTTGGTAAAGCCCTGCATCACGGTGGATGCAGTGAACGCGCTGACCATGTCACATCTTCCTCCACTGATTGATTTCGGCCCGGAATTTGGCCTTGCCGTCTGCAGGCAGGCCGTCCGTGCCTGTAGCCATCGTGCCGGACCACCCGGCAAAGGACTGGGACACATACACGCCGCCGGACGGGAGCGCCTTGTCGTATGCATCGATTTTTTCAGCCAGCGCCACAAAATCAGGCGGCACGCGCATGGGCTGCACCGTCCCGGTGAAGGTCTCGGCGGTCAAATCGCCGTCCCCGGCCTTGTGCACGCCATTGTTAAAGATGGATCCGCACACGAGAAAATACTGCCCCGGCACTACCCCGGCGGGCACGGTGTCCGGCTCAAAGGCAAACTCCCCGGCAACGGGGTCGTCCGCCCGGTCAAAAAAATTGTGCGTGTAAACGCACAGCTCGGGGACGGTCATGCAAAGTCACCTCTTATTCTCGCCCGGTGGATTCAGAGGCGGCCACAGCGGGCTCGGTGTTGGACGTGCCGACGGTCACGACTGCGATGCCGTCCAGATACTCTGCCCACAGCTTCATGCCCATGATGGCATAGTTGGTAGTGGTGGCGTTCTTGTAGTTGTACTCGATATGGTAGCCCAGCAGGTTGGTCTCGCCAGAAACGGTGTAGTTTGCGCCCATGGTGGCATAGTCCCGGTCTGCGGGATCCACGTAGTACAGGTCGATGTTCTCCACGGGGATGGCGATCACCTTCTTCTGCTCGATGTAAGCATCAGGCAGGAGGAAGAGGGTGCTGTAGCCGAGGAAGTTCTTGACGTAGTTCAGGCCGAACTCGGTCTGAACGGTGATTTCCTTGTCGCCCAGGTAGTCGTAAAAGTCCATGATGTTGGCAAAGCCCACGACCTCGGTTACATCCAGATTGTCGTTGGCAAAGCGCTTCAGGACTGCGCCCTTTGCGATAGCCAGAGCACGCTGCCAGGTCTTCTGGGTGCCCACCAGCTTGCCGGTCTTGAGGAAGGTGTAAAAGTCGGTCAGAACTTTCTTCTGCAGCTCATTGCGGAACGCAGTATCGGTGCGCTCCACGGCCACAGTCGCGCCGTACTTGGTGACGGCTTCGATAGAAACGGCCTTTGCCCACTTGCCGAGCTCGATGTCGTCATAGGCCACAGGCTCGACCTTGGTCTTGGTCAGAGGGATGTCTTCGCCTTCACCCACGGCGGTGCCGCCCTGCAGGCCGCCGTCAACGGTTGCCTTGTAGGAGACCAGTTTGGTGCCAGGTGCCTTGCGGATGGGGCGCATGATGCCCAGAATGGTGCGCAGAGCGTCCCAGTTCTTCTGGAACTGGGTAACAAAATCCACCTCGCGAATAGAGGTAGTGATCTGGGAAGCAGTGGTAAGATTTTCGGGTGCTGCCATGTGTTACTCCTTTGCTGCAAGCCCGAACGCTTCAGGGTTGGCCGCAATGGCCGCCTGCCGTTCGCTTGCGTCTTTGATGTTGATGATCTGCTCTTTGGTCATTTTGGAGCCGGTGTTGGTGGGCGGGTTGTCCACCTTTGCGCCGGTGGTTTTGGTGGTGGCAATTTTGCCGCCCCATGTGGTTTTGATGCTGGAAAGCTGCTTTTCGGCGTCTTTCACCTTGCCGTCGGCGTCCAGTTCCAGACCGGCGGCAAATTCGTCGCCCTTCTTGGAGTCGTCGGCAATGTCGTCGATGTACTTTTCCAGCACGCCCGCCTGCTTGAGCAGCTGCTTAAATGCAGCGGTCTTGGCCGCCTTGCTGGCTGCTGCCGTCTGCTGGGCCTTGTAGTCGGTCAGCGCCTTTTCAGCGGCTTCCTTGCCGCTGTTGGCTGCGTCGCGGTCCTTTTCGGCTTTGGCGAGGGCTGCGTTCTTCTCTTCGAGCTGGTTCTGCAAGGTGTCCGTTTCCTCATGCAGCACGTCTAGAATTTTCTTGAGCTTGCCGCTAGTGTCGGTCGTTTCATCTTCCAGAATCGCCCGGAGGGTCTTGCGTTCGAGTGCCATGTGATAGTCCTTTCCGCCCTTGCTCGGGCTGCCATGCTTGACAATAAGGTTTATTTGCCGGACGTGCTGCCGGTGTGGTGCCGCTTGTGGGGCTTGAACCCACGGCCCCCGGATTAAAAGTCCGGTGCTCTGCCAGACTGAGCTAAAGCGGCATAAAAAAGCGGCTGACGCTGTGCGCCAACCGCCGAATATTAACTTTTTAGTCAAATTCGTAATTTTGAAATTTGAGGTTGTTTTTTAACGGGATGAGTGTCACATGAACATGCACGTTTGCTTCGCCAAGAACTTTATCACAAAGTTTCTGAAGTTTGATTCTTGTATTGTCAATTTCAAAGCAAAGCCGTGTATTTGCTTCCTTATCATCCTCAATTTTCAGCTCTCGAATCTCGTTGGAAATTTCAAGTTGCCGAACTTCGCAAATTTTTGCTTTGTTTTGGAGCTTGAGCTGTTCCAAATGCAAGTTTTCGCGCTCGCTTTCCAGCTCTTCGATTCTGCTCATGTTTAAACCTCCTTGTTTCCTTCTTCCACTGCGATCTCTCGCAGCTCGTCAATGTGTTCTTCCACCGCCGGGCGGAGGAACGGGCGGGGGGCCATGCCCCGGGTAAAGTGCCACTTTCCGTTGAAGTCTTTCCAGACCCACGGCGTTTTGCGCCCGTTGCCATTCTCGGCAAAGATGCCCGTGCCAAGCTCAACGTAGACGCTGTAAAAGAGATTTGACCCGATGGTCACGGTCTTTTTGGCAAGATCTACGGCGTAGGTTAGGCTCTGCTTGAGCGCGCCGCCCACGTAGCCCTCAATGCCCGTGCTGTCTGCCGTGCCTGTGGGCACAAGAAGCTGGGCATAGTCCTGCACCGTCATGCCCCAGAGGGTCAGCACCCGCTTTGCCCAT